TAGAAGAAATAGCAAGGCTTAGATTTTCTATCTGTGATGAATGTGAACATAAAGGAAGAAAATGTGCTGTAAAAGGTACTGCTCCATGTTGTAATGAATGTGGATGTTCACTTAATTTTAAAACTAGATCTCTTGCTTCAGAATGCCCTTTAGGTAAATGGGATGCAATTGCTACTGAAGATGAAGAAGATGCAATAGATAAATTATGAGTATAATATTTAATGCTGAAGATCACAGTTATAAAAGTTTGAGTCCAGAAGAAAAAATAAACTGGACAAGTGTGACTACTGTTGTATCAGCTTTTAAAAAACCATTTGATGCAAAGAAAACTGCAGAAAAGGTAAGTAAGAAAAAGACATCTAAGTGGTATGGTGTAGACCCTATTATTATACAGGAGATATGGAAAAATGAAGCTGATAGATCTACTACTCTTGGTACATGGTATCATAATCAAAGAGAAGATGACTTATGCTCTTTAGCTTCAATAGAAAGAGAAGGTATTACTGTACCGGTATTTAAACCATCAGGTGAGAATAATGGGATAAGAGTAGCACCCTCTCAAAAACTAGAACCAGGCGTGTATCCAGAACATATGGTCTATCTTAAGTCAGCCGGCTTATGTGGCCAATCAGATTTAGTGGAAGTAGTCAATGGTAAAGTAAATATCATTGACTACAAGACTAATAAAGAAATTAAAATGGAAGGTTTTACTAACTGGGAAGGTGTAACTGATAAAATGTTACCACCGGTAGATAACTTAGATGATTGTCATTTTAATCATTATGCATTACAACTCAGCATTTATATGTATATTATACTGAAGCATAATCCCAAATTAAAACCCGGAAGAATATTTGTCCATCATATTACATTTGAAGTAGAAAGAGAAGATAACTGGGGATATCCAGTTACAAAAAAAGATGAAAATGGAGATCCAATAATAAAAGAAGTTATACCTATTCCAATACCTTATTTAGTGGATGAAGTACAGGCAGTTATACATTATATGAAAGACAATCCAATTAAAAAGAAATAACTATGATTATTAAACTCTTTGATGTACAGAATAATGTTGTAGTACCAACAGAACACTGTTATACACTAAAAGCTCTTAAAGATGTTATGGATGAATATCCGGATGACTATCTTAAGATATATCAGTATCTGTTTTATATGACATGTCCAAACCCTGATATGAATCCTTTTTTCTATACACCAGATATAGATAAAGAGAATCTAATAATGCAACAAATAGAAGGTGAGTTCTCAACTGAAGATGACACAGTATTTACAGCTCTACAGTTTTGTCAGAGAATGTATGAAACTCCTACATCCAGAGCATATAAAGGTATTGCATCCATGTTAGATAGATTAGCAAGATATATGGAAGTAACAACAATAACTGCAGGTAGAGATGGAAATATAAACTCACTCATCAGTGCAGCTAAAAATTATGAAGCTATTAGGCAGTCATTTAAAGGTGCCTACAAAGATCTTCAAGAAGAACAATCAAGTAGAGTGAGGGGTGGACAAGGACTAGCATATGACATGTAATGAGTGAAATTTATCAAGACATACCAACCTATGACAATGGAAACTGGACAACAACAAGTTTTGACTCCAGAGAAGAGTTCAGTAACTTTATCTTTGGTCTATTTAAAGAACCAGGTAAGTACAACTTCAATGAAACTACCAATAAAGTTTTCATATCTGAGTCAGTCAAATTCAAAAAAGATGGAGTATATACTACAGCTCCCTTTAAATCCAAAGACTTCATAAATTATTGGGATGATCAAAAAGCTAAATGCCGCAAAGGTATTATAGTAAAAGATGGTAATAATACATGGTTTCTTGCAAGAGAATATTACATGTGGTTAAATTTCCTACCAATCTTTGATAAAGAAATCCAACAGTTTGGTTTTGCTAAGATCCGAGATGCTCAATATCATATGGCACTTTATGAACTTCTTGCAGAACTAAATTATAAACATGCTGCAATACTTAAGAAAAGGCAGATAGCTTCTTCTTATTACCATATGGGTAAGTTTATAAACCAACAATGGTTTGAGGCCGGGGTTACTTTAAAGATGGGTGCTAGTCTTAAAGATTATATTAATGAGAAAGGATCTTGGAAATTCTTACAAGAATATGCAGCATTCTTAAATGAACATACAGCATGGTATAGACCGATGTCCCCGGACAAAGTAATGATGTGGCAACAAAAGATTCAAGTAAGAAGAGGAGACAGAAACACAGAAGTGGGTCTTAAAGGTACCATACAAGGTATGTCATTTGAGAAAGATCCAACAAATGGTGTAGGGGGTCCCGTTAAGTACTTCTTTCATGAAGAGGCTGGGATTGCACCAAAGATGGATCAGACATATGAGTACATGCGCCCGGCCATGAGATCTGGTTTGATTACTACAGGAATGTTTATAGCTGCAGGATCTGTGGGTGATTTATCACAGTGCAATCCCCTCAGGGATATGATACTTAATCCACTATCAAAAGATATTTATGCAGTAGAAACAGACTTAATAGATGATAAAGGTACCACAGGTATGTCAGGTTTATTTATTCCTGAGCAATGGTCTATGCCACCACACATAGATGAATATGGTAATTCACTTGTAGAAGATGCATTAAAAGCATTAGATGAGCAATTTGCAAAATGGAAAAAAGAACTAAGTCCAGAAGACTATCAACTTAGGATATCTCAGCATCCAAGAAACATAAAAGAAGCATTTGATCACAGAACTGTATCTGTATTCCCAACACATCTACTTGCAGCGCAAGAAAGAAGAATAGAGGAAAAAACATATGGTTATGAGTTTCTAGATATAAGTACAGATGAGAATGGCAAACCAATTGTTATGCCTACAAATAAGAGACCCATATCTGAGTTCCCCATATCTAAAAAAACTGAAGATAAAACAGGGGTATTAGTTGTGTGGGAAAGACCCATTAAAGATGCAGAGTTTGCTAAAACATATTATGCTTCTATTGACCCTGTATCTGAAGGAAAAACAACTACTTCAGAATCACTATGTTCTATATATGTAATGAAAGCTCCAATTCAAGTAACCAAAGTTACTGGTGTTGAAACAGAAACTTATATAGAACAAGGCAAGATTGTAGCTGCATGGTGCGGCAGATTTGATGATATTAATAAAACTCATCAAAGACTAGAACTAATTATTGAATGGTATAATGCATGGACACTGATAGAAAATAATATTTCATTGTTTATTCAATATATGATATCCAGAAAAAAACAAAAATACCTAGTACCTAAAGGTCAGATCATGTTTCTGAAAGACCTTGGTTCTAATGCCAATGTATTTCAGGAGTATGGTTGGAAAAATACAGGTACTCTTTTCAAGGCACATCTTCTTAGTTATGCCATAGAATATTGTAAGGAAGAAATAGATGTGGAAACAAAACCAGATGGAACAATAGTAAGAACAAAATATGGTATAGAAAGACTTCCTGATCCCATGTTAATTAAAGAAATGAGAGAATATGCAGATGGAGTCAATGTAGATAGACTAGTTTCTTTTGCTGCTCTGGTTGCATTCATGAGAATTCAAGAATCAAATAAAGGTTATCCAAAAATAACAATCATGGATGATGTAGCTAAAAACTTGCAAAAGTCAGAAAATTTGTTTAAATTAAATAAGAGTCCATTCCGCCATATGGGATCTGGACAATTATCTAATGGGCAGAGTTTTAAAAGATCCCCATTTAAAAATATAAAGTAAAGTATTATGCAAATAATAAACGCATTACAAGCCAAAGCCGGAGCAAAGACTCAAAGTAATAGAATGGGTACTATAACCCAACCATTACAATTTTTACCCAGAAAGGAAAAAGATGAAGAATGGGCAGCTTGGAATCTAGACTGGCATGAGTGGCAAGGTCTAAAACAAATCCGTAGAAATGCTAGAAGATTAATGAAGAATTATAAACTAGCAAAAGGTATTATTGATAAGTCTGATTATATAATTGAAGAGGACAATGACTATAGAGATATTGTAGAGATTCTAACTAAAGAAGATGCATCTGCACTTGAATTGAAATTTTATCCAATTATTCCAAATGTTATTAATGTTCTGGTAGCTGAATTTGCTAAAAGATCAAGTAAAGTAACATACCGGGCAATGGATGAGTTGTCCTATAATGAAATGTTAGAGCAGAAAAGAAAAATGGTAGAAGAAACATTACTATCAGATGCTCAAATGAAAATACAAGCTGCTCTTATAGAACAAGGTATGGATCCAGAGTCTGAAGAATTTCAACAAGAAATGGCTCCAGAAAAACTTAAATCTCTTCCAGAAATTGAAATGTTCTTCCGCAAAGATTACAAATCTATGGTTGAAGAGTGGGCTACGCATCAACATAAAGTAGATGTAGAAAGATTTAACATGGATGAACTTGAGGAAAGAGGTTTCAGAGACATGTTAATTACAGACCGTGAGTTCTGGCATTTCCGTATGATGGAAGATGATTATGAAGTAGAGTTATGGAATCCTGCAATTACATTCTATCATAAGTCTCCAGATGCGCGATACATATCACAGGCTAACTGGGTAGGAAAAACTGATATGATGACTCCATCAGATGTTATTGATAGATACGGTTATATAATGTCTGAAGAACAACTGGCGGCATTGGAAGCTGTATATCCAATCAGATCTGCTGGATATAACATTGGGGGTATGCAAAATGATGGTTCATTCTATGATGGAACAAAAACACATGAATGGAATACTAACATGCCTTCATTAGGATATAGACAGTACACAACTGCTATGACAGGTAATGTACTTGAAGGTGGAGATGTTATTACTCAAATACTTTCTGAAGGAGAAGACTACTATGATCAAGGTACTGCATACTTATTGAGAGTATCTACAGTATATTGGAAATCACAAAGAAAGGTTGGACACTTGACCAAAATTTCTGAATCCGGTGAAGTATTTAATGAGATCATAACTGAAGACTATAAAATAACTGATAAACCAATCTATGATACTAGATTGATTAAAAACAAAAGTAAAGACAATCTTGTATTTGGAGAACATATAGATTGGATATGGATTAATGAAGTATGGGGTGGTGTAAAAATAGGACCTAATATCCCATCTTTCTGGGGTATGAATAACCCTGGTGGATTTGCCCCAATCTATCTGGGTGTTAATAGAAATAAAATTGGACCTATAAAGTTTCAGTTTAAAGGTGATAATACACTCTATGGATGCAAGCTTCCTGTAGAAGGAGCCGTCTTCTCAGATAGAAATACAAAGTCTACAGCACTTATTGACTTAATGAAGCCATACCAGATTGGATATAACATTGTCAATAATCAGATAGCTGATATACTAGTAGATGAGTTAGGAACTATTATTATGCTTGATCAGAATACCTTACCTAGACACTCTTTAGGAGAAGACTGGGGTAAAGGAAATCTTGCCAAAGCATATGTTGCTATGAAGAATTTTCAGATGCTTCCCCTAGATACATCTATTACAAATACAGAGAATGCATTAAACTTCCAGCATTTCCAAAAGTTAGATCTTTCTCAAACAGAAAGATTGATGACAAGGATACAGTTAGCTAATCACTTTAAACAACAAGCATACGAAGTAATTGGTGTTAATCCACAAAGGATGGGACAACAGTTATCTCAACAAACTGCTACCGGAGTAGAACAAGCTGTTGCTTCTTCTTATGCACAAACAGAAGTATATTTTATTAATCACTGTGATTATTTAATGCCAAGAGTGCATCAGATGCGTACTGACCTAGCACAATATTATCACTCAACAAAACCATCAAGCAGACTAACTTACATTACATCTGCAGATGAAAAAGTTAATTTCCAAATAAATGGAACTGACTTACTAATGAGAGATCTTAATATATTTGTTAGTACTAATGCAAATCACAGAGCTATATTAGAGCAGCTAAAACAAATGGCTATGCAGAATAATACTACTGGGGCTTCTATCTATGACCTTGGTAAAATTGTACAGTCTGATTCAATTGCTCAACTTAATACTGTTCTTAAAGATTCTGAAGCTAAACAAAAACAAGCTAAGGAAGCTGAATTACAAAGTCAACAACAAATGCAACAAGAACAACTTCAAAAACAACAAGAAATTGAAAAAATGAAACTTGATGCTGTTGCTGCTGAGAAAGAGAAGGATAGACAAAGAGATATTCTAGTTGCTGAAATCAGAGCTGCTGGTTATGGATCTATGGCTGATGTTAATCAAAATCAGCAATCAGACTTTGCAGATCAAATGAATGAGATCAGAAAATCAGACCAATATGATGCACAAGTAAACTTACAATCTCAGAAAGAATCTAATAGAATGATGATTGACAGAGATAAAAATAATATAGAAAGAGAGAAATTACAAGTGCAAAAAGAAATAGCTGATAAGCAATTACAAGTTGCACAAACTAATAAAAATAGATTTGATCAGAAAAGTTCTAAGGAAAAGAAATAACCTTTAGCTATATAATGCAAAATTTTTATTTCTAATCTTTTAAATTTATCAAGTTTATTTTGTATATTAAAGTATAACATAAAACCAACAACAATGACCAATGACGCACAAAACCTCAATGATGAGGTAAAAGATTCTACAACGGTAGAACAAGTAGATGTAAATATTGATGAAATCTTTGGAATACCCGGTGCTGAAAGTGTAATGCTTCCATCAGATGGTAAAGAAGAAGATAAACCAAAATCTATGTTCTCTAAGGAAAATATAGATACTACGTTCCTTGACAACACAACTGCTACTCCTGCTGAAAAACAGGAAGCAGCTGAAAAGAAAGCAGAAGTTGAAGAAACTATTGCAGAGCTTGATGGACTAATCACCCAAGAAGAAGAAGCTGGTAATAAAGGAAGACCCAAAGTAGATAAATCAGGTC